ACATTGCCAAATTCATCTGTACGAGTATAGCCAAAACGCTTCATTGTTTCATATACTCCGATAAAACCAATAGTATTATAAAGATGTTCAAAGTCGACTAACCCATTAGAAAAATTAGGTAATAGTCCTTTTTCAACATTACGACGAATAATATTACGTACACAATGTAGTGCTTGAAGATTCAAAAGTGTCAACTTCTTCAATCCACATAGATATTCAAATTCATTAGCACTATCAAGAGCGAGGCGCGCGAGGTTGATTGTAGAGACTTTAACTGAACCGACTTTTAGTGCGGTACCTCCGATACTATTAAAATAACCTAGGTCTTTAATATCACTCTTCAAACGACAACAGTTAGAAAGTGAAGTTACTGAATCATCAATAAATAGGTTACTGTCAGACCAGCGCATATTGTGTTTAACTGCCCAGCGCGCAAAATCTTCATCTTGGAATTTACCTTCTTGTTTTAGTAGAGAGATTGAAAGTACTGGAAAAGTAAACATATTCTTGTCCCTGATATCAGCAACGGTTTCCATATACCATTTTTGGAATTCAATAATTTCTTCTTCATAGTCAATCATAAATTCTCCATTAGGGAACTCACTGCCGCCAAATAAAGCTTCGTAGTAAGGACGATCAAATACACTGGTATTAGTAAATGCAGATTGCGACCCATCGCGGACATAAGGTTGATTCACTGCGTATACAAAACGCTGGAAGTTTTGACGTGCATATTTCTCTCCATTTCCGCTACTCTTGATACCGAGATAGTCTTCTTCCATATCCTTATGCCAAAAGTAATACATATAAGGGATGAGATTAGGAAGTCCTACGGCGCCGGAGGAACGATTAGAAGCATAGCTAATAAACTCTTTAACAAAATCAACAAAAGTAGTTAAATGCTAAGCAGGCTCAGGATTAAAAGGTGCGCCAATAAAATATAGTCCTTTTTCAGCCAGGTCTTTCAGGTCATAAGCAAAACAATTATGAGATAGAATGTTGTTGCAAATAAAATGACCTGTTTTTGTTGTTAAGTCATATACCTCAGGGCATTCATCAATATACTCTGAGTTATCAATAACTGAGACCCATCCATAGTTATATTCATATTGCTTGTTTTTAAAATTACCTTTACGAGTTAAAGGAATATATTTTTCAGCAATTTTAATACTTCCAATACGAGAAAAATATTCTTCGTTCGTTAAAGTGAAGCCAATCCCAAACATTGGTAACTTTTGTTCGAAGCTTCCAGCTCGATTATATCTAAATGGAGTGCGATCTCCTGCAAAAACCCCTTTGGAATGTAAATACATACTCAATTGATGGCATAGCGTTTCTGAGGCAATACGGATATGACAATGTCTATTTTTATATCCATCAATAGTACCATCGCCATCGATCATTCCCGCAATAATTCCATCCATAAATTCAGAAGGATAAGTCATGAAATATGATGGTAACTGCTTAGTTGCAGAAGTCTGACCTTTTAATAGTGAATTTAACCATTCTTCAAAAGGACTAACCTTTAAATAAATTTTTCTATCTCCACTTTCTGAATATGGAATATCATATTGGTCACAGATATATTTTAATTTTTCAGCTTGAGGAGAATCTAGTTTTTGAGCAATTACAAATTGACTATTCAGACTATTTCCTTCGGAAAGAGCCATACCTAATATCCATCCTGTCTCTCTATTATAAGGAATTTGATATACAATTTCTTGATGACTTTCAGAATATTTATTAGGCTGTATTGTAAAGACTCGATACTCACTAGTTACATCCTTTGCAGGAATATCTCCACAATCGGTAATAATAGGGTGATCTTCTGTTACAATTTGTGATAAACCATTTGCTAACTTGATAAAACGCATAGGTTTATTATTTGTGTGTTTAACTGCGCGAGTAATCTTAGTCCAACATTTTTCTCCAGTTTCTTCATTAATATCAAGTATCTCGATATTTTTCGGGAAAAGTGCATTTTGTTCAATAGATACATCATATTTTTCTTCTGCTTCTGTATCCATATACAAAATATTTTCATACAAATTCTTAAGTGCAAAAGTGTATTCACGATGCACCTTGTCTCTTACTGTTACAAGTTCTTCACCCTTATAGCAGTAATGTTTAAAGGTCGAGGTATCAGCATCATGCATGTAGAGCTGACCAATCCATTCGGCGCGCAACCACTCATTTGCACGTTTAAAACCAAAATGTTTTTGCATCTCATAATGAATTTTATTATAAGCTAATAATTTTCTATGAGGTTTTGGCATTTCGTTTAAGAGAGTTACAATATCTTTTTTACTAACATTACTATTGCCATCAATACTCGCGTCAGCTACGACTTTGGTATCGATAAATGAACTAATAAAATCTGTGTAACTTAATTGTTCATCAGCAAATCCATTAAGCTTTGCCATTTCAGTTCCAAATTCATCTTGCATTTTGTTATAAGCAGTAACAAAATTTTTCTTTAATTTAACATTAACTTCCATATCTCCAATGATATCCTCCTGTTGTTTGTAAAAATCCTTGACAGCATCGAGATATGTTTTCATGATGTATGCCAAGCTCTTTCTCTGCTTCTGCTAGAGATTTAAAGTTTTGATTTAGCTCCACACAATAAACTGGAGTAACTCTTTTATCTTCAGATAGAGGAAGATTATTTGATAAATAATCTTCATAGTATGTCCAATGAAATTTATATGCAGTGTGTAATTTTCCACGACAACACGCAATAATATTTGCATTAGCAAAACCCTTTAATCGTTCAATTTCTTTTGCGCTATCAAAAACCTTTTGTGTTTCTAAACATATAATTTTTCTTTTTGTTTTACAACTATTACTCATTTTTTGACGAGATTCTCTTGAATATTCATTATTCAATCCGCCACTTTTTATATTATAGCCACTATTCACAGTATCATATTTTGTGATAAGTTCTTCTTCTTTTTGATTAGCTTCCTGTAATGTTAAGTTCTCATATAAAATAGTCTATTCAAAATTATCCCATCCATATTTTTCAATAGCATGATAAAATTTAACACAGCCAGTATAGTTAGAGGGGTGACAGCGACGCGTGATATCTTTAGACTAACCAATATATTTTTTGCCATTTATTTTATTGGTATAACAATAAATGCAATATTGATTATCCATTAGCATGCTCCTTTGCCCAATTAGTAAACCACTTAATAGCTTCTGGGCCTGTATAGATAGTACCATCCATACGAAGCGCGGGAGCAGCTTTTACTCCAAGAGCAATAATTGCATCTTCATCTTCAATATGCTTATAGCTGATACCAGCTTTATCCATTTTCATTTTTAACACTTTGCACTGGGGGCATCCAGGCTTTGAATATAAAGTTATATCCATGTCATTTTCTCCTTTTCATTTAATTTTGACATTATAATATAATTTTTATTATAATTAGTTAAATTATTTTTGACCTCATTTTGCTTTTATCAACTTTAAATGTTCACTAAAAACAGCCGGATCTTTACCAAGAGATAACCACATTCTACTAATAGGCAAAGTAATACCATAGTTCATAAGTAGGTCTGGATTGGTATTATTATCCATATTTGCAAACCTGTAATATTCAAATTCAAGGTCGCTAAAATCTGTTTCATCTGTAAAATAACGACGACACATTTCTGCACAATTAGGATTATCAGAGCGTTGTAAATAACGCATTAAGCGCATTTTATCAGGTGCGTCCACATAAATTACTATGGTTTGAATATTAGGCGCCTCAAGAAGAGCAATTACACCTGCAGGGTTAAATACACCTATATTAATTTTATCGGTTACTAATGAGTCATAACCAGTGCCGTAAAACCAACCATTAAATTCTGTTGCTTCAAAGAGATTCCCATTTAAAACTCTACGAGTAAAATCTTCAATAGAAAGGTAATGGTAATCTATACCATCTTGTTCATTATCTCGCGGCGGGCGCGTAGTACAGCTAACTATTGAATGAAAAATATCTGGATGTAATTCATAAGTAACTCGCTGAATTAAATCTTTACCTGCGCCCGCCTTGCCTATAAGCGCCACTACTTGATATTGTTTATCCATAAATTCTTGTTTGACCTCTTTCTTTTTGTATTTCTTGTAAAGATAATAGTAGTTGATAAGCTTCACTATAATCTTCAAATGATTCTGTGGTAATCTCTATTTTATAGAGATTACCAGCATTTTCATAATCGGGGGTAATTACCCGTTTTATATCAATCATTCTTCCATATCCTTTCTTTCATGAACTAGTTCCATATCGCGTCCGTTATTAAGCAATGATATTTTATAGATTTGGTGCGTCGGGGTATGCTTATAGGTCTTGGTTACGAACTGGTCACCACGTTTATAGCCAGTTAAAAGTAGCATCGTTCCTCTCTTAAACCAGCCCTTTTCTGTTATCTTCTTAGATCCATCATCCTGAAGCTCCGACAATTGTTTCTTGTACTGCGCATAATATTCCTTCGTAAACTTAACAGTGACAACACCGCTTGGAGTTAATAGAGTAATAGATGCTTTATTATCATTTTTTGCGATTACAGTTCCGATAATCTTATGCGTTTTCCAAATCGGAATCTGTTGACCATTGCGCTTGAAATAGTAGTCAACCTCGGGCTCTTCTGGAAGCGCAAAGAAGTTTGAAATACCATACTTATAGGTGTCAACATTTGCTAACTCATGCTCGTGATAATAGAAACATAGAGACTCCATTTCCCAAGAGGATAAAGATCCTTGAGCATATTTATTCCAAGTATCCATAAAGAGCTGTGTATTGAGTTGGCGCAAAACCTCACTCTGATTCTCCTTCAACCAATCACGGGCGCCATCCATCTGTTTCTGATAAATACCGTCCCAAGTCTTTTGTTGAATACAAGTTAATCCATTGATAACTTCAAGTTTTTCAATATCAAAGTGACCTTTATAGAATTTATCACAAGGTTCATCAAATACAAAGTATTTTCCAACTTTTGTATTTGCTTTGAGATATTTATTAAACTCAAAAACTCTGCGCTCAAAGTCAAGTGACTCTGGAACCAGACCACGCTGAATAAGTCCGTTAAAGTTCTGCAAAGTTAGTTTACTTTTAGGCTCACAAGCTTTTGATAAATAATATGCCATAGCTACGAAACGAGGATGGATATTTAACTCTTTACCCCATTCTGCTTCAAGCTTATCAAAGGCGCCCGCCTTGATAAGAGAAATCATCTGTGTTTTATTAAGAGGACAGCGCTCCATAAAATCGGCGATATTAGCATACGGTCTGCCGCAAATTATCTGCTCAATAACTTCGCTATTGATTCCGCTTAATGCTTTCATACCAAAGAGGATTTGATTATTTTCTACGTCAGGCTTAAAGCTGAATTGAGATTTGTTTATATCAACTAAAGATACATTAATACCAGCGGAAATAATATCTCCTAAAGCACGAGCAAGTTTTGTATAATCAGTCTGTTTATCTTTTGCCTCTTCATCGTCATCTTCATTGTCATAGCCTTCAAGTGAGCCACTATTAACAATTAGATTTGCGGTATTCCAATAAATTGGATTCCATCTAGTCGCAGCATACGCAGTCTGGAATCCTATAAATGAATAGGCTAGAGCATGGATTATGGAGAAGGAATAACCCATCTGGGGTCCAATTCCATGTTTCCATACATAGTGACCCATGCATGGAGAGCTAGCCTGATCAAGAACTTGTTGTTGTAAAGCAGGAATCTTAGACATTTGCTTTTTTCCGACAATTTTTCTGGCGGCGTTGGCATCTGCAAGGCTAAACCCACAAATCTTGGGATCCATCAACATCTGCATCATCTGCTCCTGAGAAGGTGGAACACCGTGAGACTTTAAGAAGTAAGGTTTTAATACCTCTTGCTCCTCTTTGGTTAAGCCAAATTCATCCATTTCTTTATACCAAAGGTTAATATTATTCTTAAAACGAACATACTTTTCCATTGGGGTTTCCTGACCTTTTTCATTTGTCATAAGGCGCATTAAACCATTGGCGTCCGCCAGCTCAAGGATACTTGATGGACGAATCTTTTTAGCCGCTTGGGCGCCCACATCTGAGTCAAACTGGAAAAGACCTAATACTGCAACATCTTGAATAGGTTTCCAATACTTTTCTTCTTCAATAGGAAGAACATTCGGATGAAAATATTTATCATATATCTGGCGCAAGGTCATATCTGACTCTAATTCGCCAGTCTCTTGCAGCATATTAATAGTCTCTACGAGTTTGTCTTGTACTTCTGTTACAAGGAAGTCATATTTCACCATTCCAAGTGCCTCACAAGTGTGAAGATCAAATTGCGTTATAACTTCACCTTTTGGAGTTCTCATGAATGCGCCAAACTCATATGGATCTTCATCAAATAAAATTACTCCAGATGCGTGAGATGAGCGCTTGTTCTTAAGACCTTCAATCGAAGTCATAATTTCCAAAAGTCCAGGATAATGATTTACTTCTCGAACGAATGACGCTACTGGTTTACGATCTTTATCTGGGTTACCATTAACAACATCATTGATACTCCATAAGAAACCACGCTCTTGCGGAACAAGAGAAGTAAGATACTGCGCCATATCAACATCAATACCGTCCGGATATTCTTCACTACGATAGCCGCGGCAAGCGGTCAATATTGCGCTCTTTGTAGTTTCCGTACCAAAAGTTGCAATAAGAGTACAACCTAAGTTTGCGCGAGACAGTTCATCAATATCTGTATTAAACTTGGCTCCACGTTCTTCTTTAATTTTCTTAAGAATATAGGGTCTTTTACTTGGACAAAGGTCTAAGTCGATATCACCGAGTTCTACTCTTTCCTTATTGAGGTAGCGCCAGAAGGGAAGATCCCACTCTATAGGATCAAGCTGGGTAACTCCAAGGAGATAATGGTTTAGGCCTGAGCAGCTTGAACCACGACCGGCGCCAACCATAGAACCGCATTCCCAAAAGAGATCAATATAATGCTGAAGAGTGACAGGATATGCAAACATATTTGTTTCCAATTTTTCACTAATCGTTCTCTTGATATCTGCTTCTTCTTCAAGTCTGTCGAGATATTGAGAAAATTCAACGATTAAATCATAACTGGTAGCTTTCTTTTTATTTGCCAAACTTTCAAAACATTGATTTACCCAATATCGTTCCACCTTATTTTCAGAATTAAATAGACTATTCAAAGTAGGGTAATGTGTACCGATAAAATATTCATCGTCATTACCAGATTTTGTTAAATCAACTTGCGGATACTCTTTTACTTCAACTTTAGGAATTCTTTGCTTATGTCGAATACTGTAATTTTCAATTTTATCATAGATAGATAAGCTATTTTCAAATAAATTGCTAATATAATTATCATCATTGAAAGATTTTCGTAAGTTTTCAAAAATCTCGTCTTCAGTTTGAAGATAAGAATACTCATAGAAGCTATCTACCTCTCTCTCACCGCCCTTTGAATTAAGATACGCTTTATGAACATATCTATCTTCCTTTGAGAGATAGTGCGCGTCACTACCAATTACCATTGGAATTCGCATTGCTTCAGAGATTTGACGCAACTTTTTATTAACCACTATCTGATCTCTTGAAGCGGCGGGTGCGCATTCCAAATAAAAGTCATCTCTAAAAAGATTCTTACACCAAGAGATAAAATCAACTATATGATTATACTCTTGCTGTCTTGTTTCCATGTCAAACATCGCTTCTGCGCTTAACATATTTGCAACTGCTGTTGATAACTCTCCACCGAGACAAGCAGTTGTTGCTATAAGTGAACTTGGATATTTGTTTACGATTTCTTCAAGATCTGACTTAAGAGTTACCACTCTTTCCATACCACGATCCCAATAACTATTGAGCCAAGCGCGTGATGATAATTCTCTTAATGCGCGCCACCCAGTAGCATTTTTAGCCAAAAGTATAAAGTGATAATACTTTTGACTCATATCTCTTGTATCACAGAGATATATTTCATTTCCAAGAGCAATTTTGAAATCAGGATGCTCTTCTCTTATCTTTTCGCCATAAAAACTTGCGGCTGGTAGATTACTTAACGACTCATGGTCTGTAATACTTATACCTGCAAGTCCAATCTTCACAGCCTTATCAATTAAATCTTCTACGCGGTTAATACTATCAAGCAGTCTTGTATTTGAAGTATCTGTGTGCGTGTGTATTTCAAATCGAAGCATTTATTACTCCTCATCTAAAGCGTTCTCAATTTCGTTACATTTATCTTCTATTGCTTGAATAATAAGCGCCATCGCAGGAAAGCTTAAACCTGCTCTATTCATATTATCTACAAATCGACAATCTTCACTCATTAAAAATTCTCTTACCTCTTGAATTGTTTCTCTGTCAATTGATGTACTAAACATATTTATTATTCTCCTTTCGCATACTTTTATATATAATAATTATAACTTATTTTTTACAA